TAGTAAGGACCTACTGCACCATAGGGAGTAGCACTGGGTGTATCATAATACGTGAATATCTGGTCGGCTTGAAAATATATTGCTGATATACCATCATTATTAGCTGGACCATAACTAGTAAATAAGTAGTGGTTTCCCCCTATTTCTGTTCTTTTATACCACATTGAAGTTGTCCACATTTTTCGATTTCCAGCACCTGATGGAGTTCTTTCAAGATAAGCACCATCGCCATCAACAAATTTGCATGACTGTTCAGCTACACCATTATAAAACCCGAGGTCTGCATCTCCACTACCTTCACTTCTAATTAAAGTCATATTAAGTTAAAACTCCTGAAGCTGAAACAAGAATGGTATTATTGCCACTTGCTGCTGAACAATAGTAAGACAACATATATGTTCCTGCTGTAGTTAAGGCTGTCAATGTAGTTGCATTAATAGCCACAGATGCGTGGGCTGATACAGTATGCCCACCTGAGTTGATAAGCATAACACTTCCTGATTGCCCAACAGCAGGATTAGAAAATGTTAAAGTAAAATTTCCTGAAGGTGTACATTTCCATTGGTTGCTGACTTGTAAATCAAAGTTTCCATCATTGTCGGTTGTAACTGTTCCTGTTGCTCTACCAACAACATTCACATCATCACTGACAGTAAGAATAGTTGTTCCTGTTGCTATTGAAAGTACATCAGCATCAGCATCATTTTTAATGGTTACATCACTAGTGCTACCTTGCCCTGTAAGGATTAAACCTTCACCAGAAGTATATCCTATTGCTGCATTGTCACCTGCCGCTGTATCTGTAGTGGCTTCTAATGTTCCCCCTGTTATAATACCAGTAGTTGTAATGGCTGAAGCACCATTATTTATTGCACCAAAATTACTTGTAATTGAACCAGCGTCTAACGCACCTGTTGTAACGATGGAACTACTTCCTGCGACTACACCATATATTGAACCTATCGCTGTGCCACCGATTGTTATTGCATCAGCTTCTAATGTTCCATCAAAGTCACCATCAACGGCATCTATGTTACCTTTAAATATTGTTGCCGTTACAGTGCCTGTACTTGGATTATAAGCAAGATGACCATCCATCTCTAAGCCAACATTACCTGTACTACTTGTAGCACCTTCAACAAAAGTAATAAGGTTTTCTTCGTCTGTACTTTCATTATCAGTGACTAAAACATGAGCAGAGTTTGTAGCGTCTGTTACTGTTACACCAGCAATCACAGTATTTAAAGCTGTACCACCGACTGTTATTGCATCTGCTTCTAGTGTTCCGTCAATATCTGCATCACCACTAATATCAAGACTTGTTGCGTCTACTTCACCTGCAACTGTCAATACACCACTAGCAACCGTCATTAAATCTGTGTCACCTGTGTGTCCTATTGTTGAACCATTGATTATTACGTTGTCAACTGTAAGTGTAGTAAGTGTTCCTAATGAAGTAATGTTTGACTGAGCGGCAGTTGTTACAGTCGCTGCTGTTCCACTTACATTACCTGTTACATCTCCTGTCAAAGGTCCAGCAAAAGCATCAGCAGTTACAGTTCCGTCAAAAAAAGCATCTTTAAATTCTAAGCTAGAAGTTCCTAAATCTATTTGATTATCCGTTACAGGATATAAAGCACTTGCTGTTAATGTTAATCTCGCTGCATTATCAACTTTAAAATCTATTTCATTAACTGTTCCAAAATCAATGGCAGTTTGTGCATCTTCACCTATAATTAAATCAGTTGCATAAATTGAAGTAATATCTGTCTGTGCTGCGTTTATGGTAAATGTTAAATCATAAGGGTCACCATCTGAACCAGTTGAAGTATCTGTCCAGTTAATGTCAACACCACCACCTTCAACAAACTTAACTTCTTTACCATTATTTATAGTAACTTCTGTTCCATCTCCATCTTCAAGATAAAAGTTACTCATGCTTCCAGCATTATTATCTACATAAGCCTTTATAGATTGTTGAGATGCGATGGCTGTTGCACTATCGCTAGACATATCATCTTCATCTACAAAACTTTTTCCATCTAAAATATTAAGTTCAGCAGGAGTTGAAGTAATAGCAGTTGTCGTTGCCGCAGCTAAAACAGGTATATACCCACCCTGATTAATTAAATACTGCGTATGGTCCCCAGTAGGGTCAACAATACTTAATGTTGTTTCATGTGCGTCAGCAGTTGCACCTTCAAATATCACTGCATTTGCTGCTTGCATAGTCACAGTGTCAACTGTCGTAGTTGTTCCTGCTACAGAAAGATTTGGTACAAGTAATGTACCTGTACTTGGGTTATATCTTAATGCTCCTGTATCATCTAATAAACCATTTGACTCATTATGAAAAACTACAGGAAAATTTGTGTTTGCTGTACTATCTGTTACTACTGCTAATGATGCCGTTCCAGTAGTGTCTTGATTTAAAGTGCCAACTGTAAAATCTAAAGTATTATCAGCGTCTTGATACGCAACTGTAATTCCCGATTCTGTATTACTTGTAACCATTGCTCCAACGGTATCGGCAATATATTCATTTAAAGCTGTTCCATCAACAGTGTAAGCATCAGCTTCTAGCGTTCCATCAATGTCAGCATTGCCTGAAATATCAAGGGTTGTAGCGTCAAGTTCCCCAGCTACAGTTAGTACACCATCAGCTAATGTCATTAGGTCAGTATCATCTGTATGACCTATAGTTGTTCCATTAATAATTACATTATCAACTGTTAGTGTTGTTAATGTACCTACAGATGTAAGGTTAGGCATTGCAGTTATTTCATCGTCAAAATATGCAGCTAAATCTGTAACTGCAACTTGAACCATTCCAGCATCAGCATCATTAAATACAACTCTATCGGCATCAACAACTGTAGTTGATGTAGCAGATGTTCCTGCATCCACAATATTAAGTTCGGCTGCTGTCGAATCAACAGCGGCAAGTTTAGTAAAGTCAGCTTGTACTAATCCTGATACACCATCAAGTAGATTTAATTCTGCGGCTGTTGAAGATACGGCTGTTGAACCTAATGTTAGCTGTCCATCAGGAATTATAAGACCTGCGGCACCATTAAATATCAAATCATCAGCAGATGTATCCCAAGTCATATTAGCAGAAGCTGTATCACCGTAGAAAATAATGTCATAGCCTTGGTCATTTGCACCAATAGTTACAGTTGCGTCAATCTGAACTGCACCATCTATATCTACTGCATCTAAATTAGTTGTTCCATCTATATCGGCATTTCCTGATATATCAAGTGTAGCTGCATCTAATTCACCAGAAATAGTTAAATTTCTTTGTCCTGTAGTATCTATATTTGAATCTGTTGTAACTACCTTTGAAGCTATAGCTGTACCAGCAGTTAAGCCATCAAGTAATTCTAACTCTGCTTCAGCTAAAACGGCACTACCTGCTGTAAATCCTGTACCTGTAACTATTCCACTAGATGTAATAGCACCTGAAGCAATAGTACCTAAACCAGTAACATTGCCGCTAGTATCAAATGTATAATTACCATCTGAAAATGTGCCATCTATGGTTAGGTTACGAACTGTTCCTATATCTTTGTTAGCATCTACAACCATAGCCTTACTAGCTGCAACTGTTCCAGCAGTAATACCATCTAACATTTCAAGTTCAGCTTCAGCTAACTCTGCACCTGAACCGAGTGTTAATGAACCACCTACTGTAAGATTACCTGCTACAGCTAATGTAGAACTAGCTACTGTAGAATTAGGAGTTAAAGTAAGATGTGTTACATAACTTCCTGCACTCGCTATATCATTACCTAATGTTAACGTACCCCCATCAGCTATATTTAATTTCCACTCATCTCCTGCATCATCACCTTCATCAGCCATTAATGTAATAGCTAATCCTGCACCTTCAGTAGCAGCAATTTTTAATGAGTCTGTTGTAGTTTCATCATAACTAATGGCAATATTTGAATCTGAACCAAAGATTAATTGTTCATCATCAACAAGCATTATATCATCAGAAAACTTAAAGTAATCTTCGTCTTCCATCCATGTCAATACACCATCACTAGTTTCACCATCAAATGTAACTGTAATATCTGTTGCTGAAGTACCATCACCAATAGTTATGGATGTACCTAATAGTTTGGTAACCTTGCCACCTTCGTTAGCTGTTCCATCATGGCTATGCCCATCAGCTAATTGAAATGCCGCTAATAACTGATTAAACTCATCATTAGTGTGAGCTGCTGTTATTGTATCACCATCTGTATAGGATGACTGTCTTGTATACGTTGCTCCCATTTATCTCCTTGCTCCTAACTGATACTCTAATTGAAATCCTTTTAATGAATACGGTGCTGTTGTTCCCCCATCATTGACTCTAAGGGCAACTGCAAACCCTGAACCTTCTACAGGCTGTCTAATTAATGGTTCTGATACACCCCCATATGTACCAGCATTTGCAGAAGATGAACCATAAGTTGCACTTCCATACTGTGCGATTACGTTTGAAGAATCTAAAGCGTAAGCCGCAGGTCTTGCTGAATTTTTATCTTCATAATCATACCTGATAAATAAATCAGCATCTAAAGTTCCTTCTGGTTTGTAGTTTGCAATTACTCTTTGCATATGCTTACGTATTCCCGGATCTTGAAAAGTTAAATCAGGACTTCTGTATTGACCCATTATAGCTGTTCCAGAAAAATCGTTTCCTTTTTCTTGCCTATAAATATACCCATTAAAACCACCATGCAACACCATAACATCTCCAGCCTTTATATAAGTATCCGTGCATGAAGGCTTTACTCCTTTTAATTCTCCAAATTCAAATCTATCACCTTTCATAACACATACAACACCTTTTGTTGAAGATTCAGCTTGCCCATCTTTTGAAAAGAATATTCTATATTGTGTTTTATCAGGAATAACAACAGAATCAAAAACTTCAGAATTTTTTATATTTTCATCAAATAAAACATGTACCTCAGAACTTATAGTACCCAATTCAACGTCACCAATTCTTGCAGTACCAGCAACAGTACGCAGTCCATCAGGTCCTAAGAATATTAAGTCACCTGCAAATTCCTGTATTGTATCTCCGTTAATACACCCAATGTTACGTGTAACAGGAACTATAGCAAAATCAGTTAAAGAACTGCCTGTTACTTTAAATATTCTATTTTCACAAAATATAAATAAACTATCACGGAATACTTTTAAACCAACGATTGTATCGTCAACTTTAACGCTTCCTGCCCCACTACCTGAACTAAAGGCATCTTCATCAAAAGGCTGACTAAATACAACTTCTTGTGGGGTGCTAGACATTCCTGCAAAAAACATGTGTTCTCTGAAAGCTACAACATACTTAGCACCTTCTACACTTGATTCTGTAATATCTGTAGCTGTGTAAGAGGTATTAAAAACTGTTGGATCATTAGTACCGTCAACTACAATTAATTTATCATTACCATCAAAGTTAAATCTCTCAAAGTTGTACTTACCTGCATTTGTCCGACTTATATCCCTTACTGTCCAACTTTCAGAAACTGCATCGTCTATCGAATGAGATGCAGCTGTTGTGGAACTTGTTGCTCGTGTTACACTTGTAAAAGCAGTTGCTGTTTTAGCACCATATGTAAATATTTCAGAATTAATCTGTATTGTTCCACTTGAACTAAAACCACTTGTACTATCAACAGATATTGTTCCTGAACCTGTCATAGCTGTTCCAGAAGCTAATTCTGTTGCTAGTTCTGTTGAAGCTGAAGTCCAAATTTTTTCACCTCTAGCAGCTACTATATTATTATTAAAAAAAGCTACCATTAAAACTTTTTCAGAACTTGAAGATGTTTGTGGAACTATGTGGTTTACGTGTTTTCTATGTCCACTTATTCTTCTATATCCACCTTGCATATCAGGTTCAAAGTTAATCAATTCCAAAGCCTGTCCGGGTTGCATAATAAAAGT